CGCATAGGTATATACCGGATATTTCGGCGTCCCGGCGTACATGGTCTTGGTCTCCATTTTCCCCGTGCCAGGGTCCTTATATACGACACTAAAAAAAGCCGGAGCGATGGCGGTGTCCAGAAGAACACCGTCTGCATCCGACATGGGGGAAAATGTGATTTCAAGTTTTGTTTTCCGGGCTATGATATCTCCGATCATAGCCCCTGTAGCTCCACGGCCCGCGTTCTTTGACCAGACAGCCTCATGAGATGCAATCAACTTCTGCACTCGGGGCATTACCTTTCCGCCGATCGTAAGCACATTCATTATTCATCACTCCTTACGTTCTGATCGGGCACACGCCGTTTGCGCTGGTCCGCCGGTTGACTTCCTCCACTACCACATCCGTAACCTGCTTTCCGCCAACGTATACGTTGATATTCGGGCTTTCACCCTTGCTATTCTGCGCCGCATACTGGCTGAACGCAGAAACCACAGCAGAATAAACACCGGCTGCCACAGACGAAACAATCTGGGTGTTGTTCATTACTGCTGTACTTCTGCCGATGCTTCCCACCAGTTCCGGACCTGCCTCACGGGCTATGAACATCTGACCAGTAGAAAAGGCTCCGCCGGATGCTGCTGCCGTGATGGGTCGCCACTGACCGGAAGTGTAGAGACCGCCGGCAGCTTTCCGTCCTGGAGTCCAACTGGCTGCCGTAGGATTGATTTGGAACCACAGTGTCTGTTTTGCACCATAGTTATTCCATAGATTTTGAACCTTGTTCCATAGATCACTGGAGGAATCACGAATACCAACACCAGTTGATACGCTTACTCCGCCAAGGCCGTTCCAGCCATTCACAACGGAATCTCGAAGTCCGCGAGTAGCCCCACTTCTGAGATAGGTTCCAACGGACACGACAGTGCTTTTTAAGCCATTCCAGCCGTTTACGACACTTTTTTTCAGGCCGTAGGAAGAGCCACTTTTGAGGGAGGTTCCTACAGAAACGGTAGTGTTTCCGAGTCTATCCCAGCCGTTCCACACCTCGTTGCGGAGGCCGGTGGATGAACCCGAGAGGAGCTTTGTGCCGAGCTGCACGGTCGTATTCCCGAGGCTGTTCCAGCCGTTGAGGATATCTTTTTTTAAACTGGAAGCAGGGGTAACTATTTTAGCCTTGACACTGATTGTAAAATCTCTTCCACCGCCTCCAAAGCTTCCGCCACTTGCAGAGTCATGCTCCGTTGTTTTTCCATCCAGGGTATCTAAAAAATTTTTTCTGTATTGTTTCCCTTCTTCCAGGAACGACTGTTTTAAATTCTTTGAAGCTTCATTAAAAGCAATTTTTACTCCTTCAGATATCGTGTCTGCCTTAATTGCTTTTGCTATTCCTTCTGCTCCAATAGCATCTATTCCCACAGCAACAATTCCCGCTATCGCCAAACCCAATGGTGATAGAACAGCACCACTAAGACCGCTCAAAGCCGTGGCAAGAGCCGTTGAAATTGAAACCGCGCCAGCATGTAGTGCCGCAGTTGTTACTACCTTAAAAAGTAAAATTGCTCCGAGATCAACAATAATATCTGGTTTCTTCTTCGCCACTTCTATTGCCGCCGTAATAGCTCCTTTGATGACCTCCCAAACAATCTGGCCGATTTTACTTAAAGCACTATTCCAGTCAATGTTAGCAATAAAGTTTCCGATGCTCTGTCCCACTTTCTGCCAGTTTGTGTCCCTTAAGGCCCACAACAATGTGTCTAGAATACCGTTGACGGCTTTTGAAAAAGTAAGGCCTGCTTCTGGCCAGTTCATTTTTCCAAAATAGCTGTTAATCCCCGCTGCAATACTCTTTCCCCAACCCTTGAAGTCAATAGTCCCGATGAACGCATACGCCCCGGAAATCACAGTGTTTACAGCTCCTGCCGCGGATTTCCCGATCAAAGAAAAGGTATCTGTCGTCATGATGCTATTCAGTGCTGTAGCAATGCCTTTTCCGAGACTGGCCGCTCCGGTGTTGGCCTGAGTCCACTTAATGCCCGTCAGTGCATTTTTGACAGCCGTTTTTACTGCTTCTCCTGCCGCCTTGAAATCAAATGCTTCAGCCCATGTGGCTTTCGCCGTGATCACTCCATTTACACCATCTCTGACCGCCGTTCCGATGCCCTTCCAGTCTGCTTTTTTGACAAAACTATTCATCGAATCAGCAACAAACTGTCCGACGCTGTCCCAGTGCAAGTTTTTCATGAACGAATCCGCACCAGCTACACCGGTATTCAGTGCTTGTGCCACCGTGTTTCCCACGGCACCTGCAAGGCCGGAGACTTCCACTGCCCCATTGATGAACGTTGCAAGGGATTTTCCAACCTTCTGAGCTGTTTCTTTGATCTTGTCCCAGGGAATACTGTTCAGTGCATCCCGGATCTTTGTTCCGAATATACCGCCAAGTTCTGTAAAATCTGCTTTTGCCCAGGCTTCCTTGATCTGCTTTGCGAAATCAGCATAGGCATTTTCTACCGGAACCATGTCAAAAGAGCCGGCTGAACCACCGCCGCCACTTCCGCCAGAGCCGCCGGATCCGGAATCATCGTCCAGCTTGTTGATTTCGTCGAAGCCCATCAGGGTATTTTTCAGCGCTTTGGCGGAATTATTAGCCTTGTCAGCTGATTTACTCAGTCCTGCCGCAAAGTCCTGGTTGCCTTTCACTGCTTTGTAATACGTTCCTTGACCAGTCAGTGCCGCAAACAACTGACCAATGGCATTGATCGCATTCACGCAGTAGTTGATGAGAGTATCCAGTGCAGGTGCAATAGCACTGAGTATTGGCGAAAACGCAGATGCCAGGCTGTTTTTCAACAGATTCAGACTGTTCATCAACGATGACAGTTCGGTGTTGGTACTGCTTGAGTATTTCGCAAGGTTCTTAATGCCATCTGCTGCGCCCCTCACGGAGTTACTGATAAGGAATGACGCCAACATAAATTTAGCTGTTATTCCAAGTGTTTTAAATGCTCCGCCAAGACCACCTGCTGCATTTTTTGTCCGGCTAAATACCGGAATTCCGTTTCTGAATCGTTGGATCAGTGATGCGAACGCTCCACCGGCAGTTTTGATTCCAGCTGTGACCTGTCCCAGGGTAGATTTCATGCCGGCAAAGGACTTTGACAGAATCCCTGTTGCAGCATTTTTCCACTGTCCAGACAGCTTTACATCACTTCCAGACCTTTCCATACTGGCTTTTTCAGCATTATATTCCCTCAGCCGCTTCGTAGCGTCCTGGATTGCCAGCTCATTCTTCCGGAATGCTTCGGATTCCTCCAGGTTAGAGCCGTCCAGCAACATCGAAGAACGCAGGTCCTTATATTCCTGGAGTTTTTTCTCTGTCCTGGTAATTTCCCTAGTCAAATCCCGGTAAGCATCCGTCTGTCTGGATGCTCCTCCGGTGTCCTGTAAATCTTTAAGTTCACCTTTGAGGTAGGAAATCTCTTTCTCTGTCTCCTCAATATTGGCTCGTAAGCCTTCCATACCTACACCACCGTTGACTCCCAGGCCTTTCCACTCTTCCATCTGAGCTTTCAGAGAAGAAAGCCGGCTCTGTGCCTCAGCCATCTGGTTTGTGACGGCTGTATAATCCTCTGTAGGAACGGTATCTTTCCCCGCCTGCTCCATCTTCACTTTCTGACTGTTCAATTTTTCCAGTGCTGATGAATTTTTTTGGATATTCTTTTCCAGATCCTTAAATTCCTGCGTTGGAACGAACTCTTTTCCTTCCATGCCGGCCATTTTGCCCTGGAGCTTATCCAGTTCTTTTTCTGTATCGGAAATATCCTTGCAGACTTTCTTGTAATCGTCGGTATACACCTTCATTCCTGCAGCGATCTGCATCTGCTTCATCATATCCCGGATACCGCGGGTAATCTCCCGTGCAGGATTGCTCTTCATGCCAGCAAAAGGACTGGAAATCTTTTTCAGCTCTGCATTGATCCCGTTGGTCATTCGTCTGGTTTCCTGCATGGCTTCCCGAGTCGCCTGGGTGAGTTTTGAAGAATTTCCCTCAATGACCACCTGCAATTTGTGTAATGTTTCGCTCACTGTCCCACCTCCTTTCTTTCCTGCTTATTCCTGCCCGTGCTGGCGTTTCCACTCCGCTGCATAGGCTCTGATCTTCTCCCGTCGTTCTTCCATTTCAGCCACTTCCGCGGCCTTTTCGTATGCGGCCTTTTCATCCGCAAAAAGTGCCGGATAAAAGTCCCACGGTGCCCGGGCCTTGTTGTCCTTATTGAGGTACACTCCAATTCGTTCCGCCGTGCTCTGTGCCAAAACGAAAGCAATAGAGAGTTTCTCCTTCAACTGTTTTTCCTGCCGCCGGTAGAAGCTCTCCATTTCGTCACATATCTCTGCCAGGGACAGTCCCCAGAAGCGCTCGACCGTTATTCCACAATCAAGTGCCCTGGGGTATAAGTCCCAGATCTGTTCAAGAGGCGTCAGGACAAGCTGTCGCTCTCGCTCAGCTGCTTCTCCACTTTCTCTGCTTCTTTCTCCGTAAAAAAACCGGATACCAGCAGAGTGGGTAAAATCACATCCTGAAGCATGCGGGACTGGCTGCCGCCTTCTTCCAGCCAAGATTCATAGATCTGTGATACCTTATCAGTGTTGCATCCATGCTCCCAGGGAGCGATTGCTGCCTGTGCTACGGTCAGCATCACGGACAGCGGCGGGATTTCATCGGTCATAACCAGATTCATGACATTCGTTCCATATTTGCTCTCCAGTTTGGCAATCATACCGGTGTTGAGCTTCATCTTGTGCTCTACACCAGAAACCTCCCAGATGTGGAAGGGTTTTCTTTTCTTTTTTGCTTCCTCCAGCGTGGTAACTTTGGAATCATTTTCTTTTTCTGTGGCCTCGACTGCTTCATCGAGACCCAGGGTCATATTCTTTTTCTGCATGTATTATCCCTCCTCAGGCTGCCGGATCAGTTACGGTAGGAGCTCCCTGGAGGATCATAGTCACCTCAAACTCAATAACTCCATTCACGCCGCCACCAGTTCTCTTGACAGACACCTGTGCTGAAAAATCGGTCTTTGTGCCGTCTTTCAGTGTCTCCTCAAAAAATCCTACTTCCTTGCTATCGGACAGGGCTTTCAGAGTGCGGTAGGGAGTGTCTGTTTTTGAATTGTCGTATTTGAATTTGTACTTCACATCTCCAAGTTCTCCGATACCCATTTCATACTGTTTGTAGGCATCCGTGAGACAGGTGTTATCTACCTTCTCCGGATCACTGCCCCAGTCCGGGATTTCTTTCAGACCCGGAAGATCCGTATATGAAGCAGTTCCTTTTTCAGCTTTATAACCAAGTTTTGCGCCATTCGCTAACATATATCATTGCTCCTTTCATCAATTTGGCCAGTATACATCATCCGTGAATACGTCGATGATGGCCTCATATCTCATTACTTTGTGTTTATATTTTCCGGGCTCCGGGGCGTCCTGGCACAGGATCCGCACCAGTCCAATACCTGCAAGTGCTTCATCAACCTTTAAAGCGGATTCAGACGTGGAATGATCATCCCAGATATCCACCCGGTACCGGACGTAGGCTTTTTCTTCCTTATCGGTTCTCTCATAAACCTTGTTATCTTCCTCGATATACTCAACAGCCGGAAGCGTTGCCCAGTCGGTCGGGTACTGATCCGTGACATTCTCGAATACTTCAGCCAGCGCCGCATAGACCTGGTCTTTCACATTTTTCATTTCTTCTTTTTCACCGCCTCTTCAAAGATTCTTTCTATCTCCTGCTCGTTATTCTTTAACGCCGGGTACATGTACGGCTGTGCCGCCTGGCCGGAGCAACGGTAGAAACGACCGTCCGGTGTGTCAATGCATGGCCAGCCGTACCGCTCTGCCGTCTCTCGCCCAACCTGACTTTCGTGGATCCACCAGGGAGACTGACTGTAGGAAACGGCCACATCCGGGGAAATTCCCTCGTGGTTTGCCTGTCCTTTTGGGCCGGTACCAAATTCCACATACGCCGCATAACTCTTGTTTGTGTAGCATGTTCCCCGGATGCTTCCATCACTGTTTTCCACAGTGGTGTAAATACTGTCTCTCAGTTCCCCGTCATGCACCGGGCACAGGCTTTTCGCTTCTGCCTGCACAGTTTTGATTCCCCTTGCAACAGCACCATAAAGATCTGTCTGGCTCAGCTTCCCCAAAGAATCCAGAAGCTTTTTTTCACCAAGAATCATATCTTCTCCACCTCCAGCGTCAAAAACCGGTATGGATAGATTGCTACGACCTTGTAATCTGGTGCATCCCCGTTGATGCAGATTCCATCATTGACGGTTATCGTCGGGCCATCTGTAACCTCATAGGACACTTTTCCCGTCTTCCCAGGTACTTCCCGGTATGTTCCCTCAAGGCGAAGATTCCGGATATTCGGCAGGCGGGAGCCATACATTTCTGACTGTAACCTTCCACCAGCTGCCCACATTTCGGCATAAAAAGAAGAAGGCGAACCATACTCCGTGTATGTTCCACCTTCCTTATCTTTTTTCTGCTCCATGCGGCAGTGCTTATACTCCGCCAGCCTACTCCGTCTGAGTCTCATGTGCCACACCTCCCACCCGGGCTAGCCGGTATCGGTTCAGAACATCATAAATCTGCCGTGGAGCATCACTGAAAGTATAACTTTCTCCGGATCCTGTCCGGGCAGCTTCCCCTTCAGTTCCCATCCGGTTCAGTGCGATCACTGCAAGATCACGGACGGTTTTGTCCAGACCGGAAACCAGCCGGGTGCGGTTCGTGTATGCCAGCACCCAGGCGGTAGCGTCCTCCACCAGGATCTGCAGGAGTTCATCATCCTTTTCACCGGTCAGCTTTTTGAGTTTTTCGAGCTCTGTCATTCGAATCACTTTCCTTTTTCGGATCCATTTCCACAAATCCTTCAGATTTCAGTTTCTGAATTTCCATCTCAGACTCGGCGATGCGTTCCACATTATCCTTAATCAGTCTCATGTGTTACCTCCTGAATTACTCTTTTGTATCTTTGATGTTCAGGAAAATGGAATCCAGTTTATTGTCCAGAACCCACAGGTCATGGAATCGGCGATAATCCATCTGCCAGGCATTGAGGCTCTGATTGATATTCGGGTCGAAGATTCTCATTACATCCTGTTTGGTCACTGCAATCGGAGTTGTTCTCGGGCAGATAAAAAAGTTAATATCTTTTGCCGTGTTTCCTTTCGCATAACCGCCAGCTTCCTGCGAAGAGTTTTTACCATCATGCAGAGTAATAACAGTATACATGCGGTTAGAAGGAGTTGAAATAATCGGAACACCATCCACAGCCGGAACATTGGTGTTAATACCACCCCGAGCGAAAGTCACAGCCGTGATTTTTCCCGCGAGCTCCAGCTCCAGCTCCATAATGAAATCAGGAGTTGCATGGCATACCAGCGGACCATTATACAGGCTTCTGATTGCCTTGATACCCTCTTTGAGCTTCCGAAGAGCGGAAGTGCTGGCTGCTCCAGGTGCGTAGCCATACTCGACCATTCCAGCTTTGTTTGCAGTAATGGTTTCAGAAGCGATTTTGGAGATACGGTATGCATCAATCTCCGGAATCACATGGACTCTCTGAAATTCTGCCATCACAGCGGCAGCTGTGGGGATAAAGTTGCTTTCATTGATATCCATCGGATCCAGCTGAAATTTACGACCTCTATCCTGGGTCATTTTTCTGGTTTCGTAACTCAGAGTAACGCCGCCCTGTACATATCCTGTATCACGGTCATAGTCTCCAAGCCCCTGGACAGACATTTTCGGAATCTTTACCTCATCGCCCCCATTGTAAATTACCTGTCCGGAGTTTGCATCCATCCAGCCAGTCACAGCATCCTGGACAGCGATTTTGTCTAACTGCTGCATAAAGAGTGTAGCAGCTGCAAGAGTGTTAATTGCCATTGTTTATCATCCTTTCTCAATAAATTCTACGCATTGCTTCCTCGATCTGCTTTTCCAGATCATCATTGTTTTCCGGTGCTTTCTTCGGAGGTTTTCCACCTTTCAGCCTATCCTGTACGGCTGTTTCCACGGCTTCCTGGAAGGCTTTCTCCACAGCACTAATGGACTTACTACAGGAATCCGCATCTGCATAATTCAATACATCCGCCAGGCCCGCCGGCAGTTTCTTTTCCACCAAGGTGTTCTTAGCTTCGGCCATCAGTTCTTTGCGGGTGATTTCCGCTTCGCGATTGATCAGCTCTTTTTCTTTCTTCTGCTGAAGATACTGAGCCTTCTCTTCTTTTGTCATTTTTGCCAGCTTCTCGGCTTCGGAAAGGTTTTCGTCTGCCAAAGCCTGCCATTTCTGCTGTGCCTTTGTAACTGCTGTATTTACAGCTTTCTGCACACGGCGGTCAAACTCTGCCTGATTTCCGTCACCTTTCAGAAAGTCATCAAAGGATACCGGTTTAGGATCTGTTCCGCCGGAGGTATCCATTCCGGATCCGCCACCATTGCCGTCTTCGGCCCCAGCACCGTCTCCATTTTCTCCACCTTCAGCAAATATCTGCAATTTCATCGGAATCATGCATCTCATATACTTATTTCTCATGTTGCTTGTCCTTTCTGCCCAGCCTATACGCATCTGCGCCCGGGCCATTCAGTTTGAGGTTTCACCCCACTTCTTTAACGTCTGGTGGAAAAAGACGCAAAAATAAGACGCTTCACCCCGCGTCACAAAGGGAGATGATCCGGATCACCGTTCCTTTCCGCATTTTGCGCACTGATGTACATACTTCCGTTCCGTGTGAATATAATGTTTCCGGAATTTATGCCGGCAGCATCTCTGCCGGATCCAGGTGTAAATCTTCTCAACCAGCATCGTCTCACCTTCTTTCTCTTAAAAATGGGTATAAAAATACCACCAGTCACATAACCAGTGGTATTTACATCTCTATATTCTGGATTTTATCAACTATTTCTTTAAGACATTTTCCATCAAAAAATGCCGTATTCATAACTTCATCAACTGATTTTGTGGTCATTGTATCATCTCCACACCACATATCAAACTGATCTGGTGCCAGCGGGTCCACGCCACAAGACTTTCCTTCAAAGTCAAAAGTCAAATGTGAACATAAGCTTGTGATATAGTCTCTAATCTCATCTACGCTCATAATATATCCTCATTCTCCTTTCTTTCTTCGTCAGTCAATTCCCGCATTGGGCGCCCTTTTAACTTTCCATCACTTGCATATATGTAATCATGGACATGTTCGCCATGCTTACCAAATGAATGAAGCTTAGGATTTCCGTGGTCATTATTGCTGCTCTTTTCAACATATTTTGCATACCATTCCTGATAGTTCATAGATGCCGGAACCAGATATGTTTTTCCCGTCACAGGATCCCGGGCTCTTCTCTGCATCCGTCGAAAAGCTTCTTCCGATACCACCGCCACGGTTGTTGATCTGCACCAGGGATGCATCGGCGGGCAATTCTTCCCCGGCTGCGCCTCAGAGACAAGAAATACCTTTCCGTCCAGCTCCCGGCAAATCTCCGAGGTTCGGAGGTCCAGTGTCGCCAGATACCGGTATTTCTCAATGCCACACTCTTTATAGGACTGCATTTCAAGCTGATTGGAAAGGAAACAACTCTCTGTCCGGATCAGCCTCCGGGCATTGCTGGCTCCCTGGGCAAATTTCTTCGCCAGGATATCCGCAGCCTCTCTTTCCGTGCGCCCTGTGATAAGATCTACCAGCAGTTCCTCTTTGAGATCCTCTGCCAACTTCTGCGTGTTCCCCCAGATTCTGGTGGAATAGTTTCGGCCGGACCACTGGCTGTTTATGACCTTATCAAGCTGCTTCTGGTCAACATGAGCAAAAGAAAAGCCCAGGCCCACACGCTTCTGAATTTCATAGACAGAATGATAATAAGCTTTCTCCGCTAATCCCGTGTAATGCCTGGTGCTGATTTGTTTTTCCTGCTGATAGACGTTCCGCATAATCAAGTCTATTTGTTCCTGCAAGGCCTCAAGCCGCTGGATCCTCGCCTGATATGCCGGAGCTTCGACTTCTCGAAGGAATTCTTCTCTTTCTTCCGTGCTCTCCGCCGCCTGGAGCTTTTGCAGGAGTTCCCGGATGGAAGCTTTGTTATACAGCCGCCGGATGAGCTCTTTTGCCTCTTTTTCTGTCAAGCCATGCTTCGTCATGTACTTCGTGAAAATCCCATCAATGGCCTTTTGCAGATATCTGGAGGAACTGAGATACAGCTGCGAAACCTCATCCGCAGTCTTTTCCGCGTCCTGCATGTAGCCCCACATCTGCTGAGCGGCCCGGTCAGCACAGTATTTTTCACTCTTTGCCATTCAGATCATCCTTTGAAGTGCCGCTGTTGTCCGGCGGCGTATTCGGCTCATTGCCAAAAATCTCTTTCTGTTGTTCCAAAGCTTCCTGCTCTTCTTTTTCTACCGCCTGCAGTTCTTCATCTACATCATCAACGAAAGGTACCTGTGCAAGCAGTGTCTTCCGGCTAACTTTGCCCCAGAGATTACTTACAATTTGAGAGATTTCCAGCAGATTTTTCGGAAGCGCCCTGGTAAAGATCGGAGTGATTGTGGTCACATCTACATGTATACCGGATCTGGTATTGAGGAAATTAGCAAAGATCCTCAGCCTTTTACGGAGGCCTTTTTTGTAATATCGAGTTTTGATCTTCGTGATATTTTCCATACCCAACAATTTAAACTCCATTGCGACGCCAGATACATTGCCGCCAAAAGATTCATCCGTCATGCACGGAATGTGGCTGAATTTATGGATATCCTGCTCTATTGCCTTTTTAAGGATTTCCACGCCCGCTTCATCGTAAGTCCGGGTGATATATTCTGCTTTAGACCCGTCTCCCGGCATTTCCAAAAGTTTCTCTCTCCGAAGACGTTTCATTGCTTTTTCAGCTCCCGCACCGTCCCCGGGTTCGTTATCCTCATCACTCAGTAACGTTCCATAAATAGCCAAAATCGCATCAATAAACTGCTCTTTATCTGTTACACGGTCACTCATCAAAGCATTGTATGCATCAATGAGCGGGATCTGTAGCTGAAAATCACCGATTGCCATTTTATTATTCAAATACTCAATTAACGGCACTTCTCCTTTGAAATGAGCCTCCGGAGGTTCAATCAGCGCCTGTGGCGTATCGATGTTCTGAATATTCAAAACATATTTATAGTTCTGTGTCAGTACCGTGGCCACATATACGGTATTTCCCACATCCGTGTCATCTTTTCTGGCATAATAATAGACACCAAAAAGCTCGTTTTGCTCAATGGTGTCATCATAAACTATAAAAGTATTCTGAGGCGACAGATTCTTGATAAAAAGTTCCGTTTCCTCCTGGCGAGTATAAATGTATTCATAAGCTCTTCCATAAATGGATAAATCCAGACCATTATCTCCATCTGCTTCATCGCTTCCTGATGTTTCCAAGGCGTCCATCAAGGGCTTAATATCCTGATCCGACTTATATGTTACGGGATTTCCGATGAAATAACTGCTCGCTGTATCTGTAATATCCTTTGCGTGATTACAAACCAGTTTATTTTCCCGATCCGTGTCTTTTAAAATATCATGATTTCCTTCATAGTAAGCTTTCAACTTATTCAAGTCCGGCACGCATCCCTGATGTTTCTGGATCAAATGCAGAATAGCCCGCTTATCCGGATTTGCTTCATCCCAGCGGTCGGCCGGCATTGTAAAAATATGCATATTATCACTCCTTACTGAAAACCGGCTTTTGCCTTGTTTCCAATCCGTGCTGTCTGGTTATTAAGTATCGTATAGCAAAAATATCTTACAGCATCCATCGCGTGATCGAACTGCTTCACAGGTTTATCTTCGCCATGCTCTGCTGCTTTTGCATCCCAGATATAAGATGCAAATTCTTTTATGGTATTTACACAGCCTTCCTCAAATACAATTTTGCCAAGATTAAGCAGTGTAGAAACCAAACGAATGCCATCTACTACGTCATTTTTGGCTTTTATGACTTTATATCCCCGTTTCCGGAGTTCTGCAATAAAAGAAGCGGCAGCAGGATCCACAATTATGCCTCTGATTCTTGTCCCATTCAGCCACTTTTTCAGATCATCGGCGTACTGGCTGTCCGTTTTCTGCTCACCTTTTTCCCGGCCAGAGTAATAATACTCCCTGATACAGTACCAGATACCGTCCTTACCCTTTTCCCATAGTAGGAACACTGTTGCATTTTGAGTACCATAGTCACAACTTACATACCTATTGCAGCCGATCAGCTGTCCAGCGAAATCTTTCATTTTTCGCACATGGCGATTTTCTGAAAACATGTCATAGATGATTCCTTCGGCTACGCACCACAGACCCTCAATATAGCGTTTAAAAAATACCCCTCGGTACAGGCTGCAGTATCTTTCTTTCACCTTCGGAGACAGGCTCAAGTTGTCGTCCATTGTGAAATGCAGATACAGGATTTTCTTCAATCCTGACGGCTTATGCTCTTCCGCTGCCTGTTTTTCAATCTCGGCAGTTTTCTTTTTCCCAAGGTAGCCAACAGACTTATTGATCCAATCCAGCTTAAACCAATGGTAGGGGCCGTCCGGATTGCAATTCCACCAGAACTTTGAACCCTCGACGGAACAACGGCCGGTCGCCTGGTTCACGAAGGACTCCGGCATCAACGCAACTTCATCGAAGAATACGCCGGCTAAGGTAATACCCTGGATCAGATCCTGTGAACGCTCATCCTTACCGCCGAAAATGTAGAAGTAGTTCTCCGTATCTCCGCGGGAAATCACTACAAGGTTATCCGCCCGATGATCTGTCACAGCGTAACCACGGGATTTCAGCATCAGTTTAAGCCAGAACAAAACATTACGCCGGAAAGAACCGATGGTCTTGCCACACATAGCGAAGTTTTGACCCGAGAAGCTGCTCATCGCCCACAGGACAAAGGACAGTGACATGCTGACTGTTTTCCCAGATCGGATCGCACCGTCAGCGATGATTCCGTCATAATCCCGTACTGGCGAGCCTTCGCACCACCAATTTAAGACCTGTCTCTGCTTCTTCGAAAAGGGCTGGAAATGAAAATACTCTTTAGTCTTCCTCATCAGCCCAGTCCTCCGCAACAGTTCCCTTGAGAGCTTCTAGGAAGCCGTCATCAGCTGTTATTTCTTCATCATCCGTTTGTGTCTTCGCTTTGATTGCCGCCGTCTGTGCCTTGATCTGCTCAACCTTGGCTTTCTGTTCTTCTGTTGCCATATCCATATGACGGGCCAGCCATTCCAGAGCTTTCATACGATCAGCCAGTTTGATTGATGCTCCATTCTTGCCGTTCTTGACCTCAGCAATCAGTGTTCCATCAACCTGTCCGGATTCCTTGAAACGGATAACATTGACTTTCTGCTTCAGGGGAACTTTTTTACCGGTGGCAGGATCCTCAACCTGAACCGGGCCGAACGAACCAATGACATTTTCTTCTTCCTGGCCGAACTCCACAAAGTCCGTGATATCAGCAAAGGCAATATCCATGTATTTCTGGAAGATATCATGTTCATCCAGAAGTTCACGGTTCAGCCGGGACTGCTTTAGGCGAAGAATTTCTGCTTTTACGGAAACACTTCGCAACAGTTCAAAGCCATGTGCTTTTGCTGTGAAATAATCACATTCATACGCTTTTTGGTATGCCTTTGTAGCATTGAAACAACGACTGTAATAAATACAAAAAAGCCGCTGTTTATCGGTTAAATCAGGATTCTTCATAACCTGTTCAACGTCTCTTTCAGCCGCCTTTTTTTCTTCCATCTTTTTATTTTTGGAACGCTCCATACTTTTTTGGAACGTTCCATTCAGCTTTTTATCCCAGGAGTCCTTAGACTTCCATCCTCTGACTGTCCCAGGCGAAATATTCAGCCGACTTGCAATCTCAGCCAAATCTATCTTTCCATCATGCTCTTTGTAAATCTCAAAAGCCTTATTTCGGTTGGGGTCTCTTGCTCTTCCCAAGTATCACCACCTCTCAATCGTTTTATTTTTGCCCACAGAAAAAGCAGCCCTGAAGGACTGCTTTTTTATATTATAGACCGGTTATATAAGGTTCATCGGATTAAAAAAAATGATTTAATTCATACTTCGTCCAAAAAGCTACATACCAATCTATCTGTTTCTCAATCTCATTCAAGTCTTCTTCTGAAAAATTCATTTTTGAAAAATTTTCTTCAAATTCTTCCATCGAATGAACCTTGGCGTGTGTTTCTTCTGCGACGCAGCTTACATGTTTGAATGTTACCACAGCTTGCTGTTCAGTTAACTCTATGTTTCTTCCGGTCATGTACATTTCGTATGCTTCTTTCACACGAAGGTTGTTCTCACATTTTCCGCATATCCCTGTTCCAAAAGCATAATATTCTCCACGAACATAGTAAAGAAACGGATTTTTTTTGTTCAATTCATCTGTTAATTTCATACCTTTTCCTTCCTCCGATACACATTTTTCTTTTATCATACTACAAAACGCCCTGCATTTCTACAGGGCGTTTCAAAAGTGTATGGGAGTAGTGTGATTTTCTCTCCGTCAAGGAGAACTCAGAACGCCCGGATTCGAACCGGCGGCTCACTTTACAGCGGCTCATGTTCCCTCCCGCTTGGGGAAACGTTCCGATGTGATGACGCTTGAGGATCGCTCCCACGGCGGCCATCGTGCCGTTCTGCCAATTACCTTTACGAAAGGAAAGAAAGATGAAAACTTTTAGGAGTCCAGCAAAGCCGCTCCCTTGCCTTGCTGATCGGGACAGGAGGACTCGAACCCCCGACTCGCTGGATGTAAGCCAGCTGCTCTACCAGCTGAGCTATGTTCCGAAGTCCACCAGGCCGCGCACTTGGCCTGATGGATATTTAGTTTTTGAAGAATCACGGTTCATGGCAATCCGCAATCAAAGCCGCCGCCCCGGTGGGCCTTTGGCTTCCATTTTATTGTATAACGATATTTCCGATATATGCGATATATTTTAAAAGATTTCATTCTCTTTCAAGAATTTATCTCTTATGTACATCCGGATATAGTCTCCGCTCCGGATACGCCCCAGCTTAATTGATATAGTTTCAAACCCCAGTCTCTCCGTGTAGTACATTTTAAAGACCATCCTTGTCTCCACATCCTCTATAGAGTTAATCCACCGCTCCACGACCCGGGCCTTCTCCCTCTTGTTCTGGAGGATCAGTTTTCTTCTCTCGTACCGTTCCTGATCGAACCCTACCACTGTCTCCGGCTTCTTTGATCCGTTCTTCCCATTCAGGATCACAGAGTTTCCAAAGCCTTTTTCCATAGTCCACATTTCATGCAATTCCTGCTCCAGAAGAGGAATTTCTATTTTCGTCTTCCGGTACTCATCCAGGAGTTTTTTTGTAATTTTTATCTTTCCCATCGGCCTCACCTTCCTTTCCTTCTACCCAATGTTTTATGCGCGCCAGAATTTCCCTCTTGGCAGCCTCATATCCTGCTTGATAACCACGGTCATACTCATCACTTTTCACTGTTCCATTTTCAAACAATGTATCAATCGGAACATTCAACGCAGCGCTAATTTTAGCCAACATTTTTGAACTGGGATTCATTCTATTATTTTCATATGCACTAATCAGTTGCTGGTTACTTCCGATAATATCGCCGAGTTTTTCCTGTGTCATTCCCGCCGCTTCTCTTATTCTTTTTATATTTTTTCCGATGCTGTTTTCATCCCTACTCATACACTTTCCACCCTTTCTTAACCTGTCTATGTAGTCGTCTTCCAATTACTGCCTCATACCCCGGGCATCTGCCGTGGTATTCTACGCCAGTGATCATTTCTTTTGCCACCATGATCGCCGGCGATACCGAATATCCGAATTCCGTTTCGAAATGGATACAGTGCGGATATATTGCTACGACGGTAGCTTTTACCTTTTTCTTCTGATATGCGAATTCTTTCGAAAACTCTTTGTATCGTGGCAGATTCAATATTACCTTGTCACCAGGTCTTAATCCCAGTACACTTCTTTTTTTCTCGTTCATTTGTTCTCCTTCCCAGTTACTTCCTCCAGGGTGGTAATCATCCTGGAGGAACGTTTGTTGCATGACTCTCAAGCTCTTTGTCTTTTCATTCCCATTTTGTTTCCCGCAATATCTTCCACAATTTCTCTACTTCCGGAGATCTCCATGCGCACATGCAGTATGTATGCGCGTCTTCTGAATAATGATAATGGTTTCTCTCCAGGTGTTCCCGGGCCTCTTTCTCTGTAAGAAACATCGTGCCCGGGTACATAAATGGTCTGACCGAAACGCCAACTATCGCCACATCGTCATATCCATTGTTGGTAAGAAATTCATTCACTTCCTGCGTTGACAAATCCTCATACTCTTCTTCTTCGTCTTCCGTGTACGTCAGTTTGAAATCCCATGTATACCCAGTTTCGATTCTACAGTTTTCTCTATCGATATTGCAGTCTGACAGGATGTTATCATTGAGATACTTCACCGTTTCTTCTGTTGTGCTTGTGATTGTGCTTCCATCTACTTGCAAGCACAGCTCGTCCGGATCCTCATTATCGATCACTCTCTCACTACCTTTGATAATCCAGAAGCGAGGATCCGCTGTACCCATAGTACGATCCTTCGTGCAAGTTATACCATCCATGTCCGATCGGACTCCCGAATACAGTTATTCGACAGGTTCCAATTTCATTTGTTTATCTGTTTCATAGTTCATCCAAACTACTTCCTGCCGCGCTTTCCCCATCTGTGTGTGACTCAGAAACGTTCTTTTCTCCCATCCCTGCAAATAGTCATTATACATATCCGATTCATACCCCGAGATCATGATTTTTGCCCTGCTGCTCAACAATTCTTTTAACAGTTCTTCGTGATCTGCTGATTATTCAATACTGTTTTCATCTTCCTTCCTCCTCCCGGTCCGCTACATCACACCTGCAGCAGGTCCTTCTCCAGCTTTTCGAAGTCATACTCACGCTGGTCAAAATTATTAAAGCGGTTCTGGGCTGCCTTGTTCTGTTTACTGCCCACACGGGGAGCTCTGTCCTGCTCCCTTGCTATCCAGCCCGTAATAAACCTTTTCATCCCTTTCGGGGTCTTGCGGTTCTTTGGGTTGGAATCCAACCATCCCCACATATTGCGGAGTTCCTGTTCCACATCAACTGCGGGATACAATTCCTTCAGCTTCTGGACATAATCCTTAGTCACCAGATAATCAGTCCCGTCGTTCATGGGAAGTTTTATAAACACATCCGCCTGAGCCGGCCCTATCTCCACCTTCAGCTCAGCCTGTGAACAGGATGGCCCTATCTCCACCTTCGTCCTGCTCTCCGCAGCTGGCCCTGTCTCCACCTTCGGCTGCGGCTGTCCGGAGTTCATCTCCGGGCAGATGTATTTATTATCTTTCTCTTTATCTATCTCTATCTCTTTCTCTATCTCTACGTCACCTATGTGTAACCGTTCTGTCACATCAGTGTCACATTGTGACGTTTTTTTATCTCTAAGCCTCCTCATCCTCTCAGCACCTGTACCCTCCGAACCAGTCATTTTTGAACATTCCGTCAATGAATATTCCGTTTCATCAACCAGCTGCATAAGATTCTGTTGGATCAAAAACATCACCGTTACCCGCACATTTTCAGCTTCTTCATCCAGATCAAGAGCCAGCTCTTCATAGAACGTATCCTCAACACCTTCAAAGTAAAGCTTCCCATCCTGTTTCATTGCCGCAAGAAGCATTTTCAGATAGATAATAGTGTAGGTATCACCTCCAGCAATTTTTCTAAGCTTTTTGATAGCTTTCTGGCGAAAAAATCCGTCAGGGAGCTTCAACCAGTAATATCTTTTCGCCATAACCTTTCCTCTTCACTCATAGCCTCTTTCTTCCACATCTCATATGTAGTCTCCATCGCGCCGATCTTCTTATCCAGTTCCTTCAGCCGGGATTTCTCTTTCGCCATATATTCATGGAAATAATACTCATCCACCACATTCCCGGGAATCGGCCGGAAATAACCTTCACCGGCGTTGATGATGCAGTCCCCATTCCGGTTTGCTTTTTCAACCAGTTCCCGGAGAGTCCTGTCTATTGTTGAATTACTCTTGTCGATCACATCCGGCCGCCCTACTGCACTTCCGGCTCCGCTTGTGATCCTGTCAAAAATGGCCTGTGCCATGTCTGCTGCTGTCATGCTGTCACTCCTTCCCGCCCCCCGGCCAGTTTGAGGGGCTTTGGTGTGTGATATATCATTCAGATGCTCTGTTGGTCTGCTGGCTCACCTGAAGGTCTTCATCCGGCACTTTGATGCCGTAAACCTTGTACATTTCTTCAAACTCTTTCATGCCCCGCTGGTGGGCTATCGTGTGATGGTACCGGCACAGGCACATCTTTCTCAGATCACTGTCGTCAACCGTCCGCCGGTCCCTTCCCATCCCGATCGCGTCAACATGGTGGATCTCCCCGGGTTTCCCACATACACAGCACTTTCTTTTCATTAGGCAGAAATACAGGTACTTCCCGATATCGTCCGTCCGGTTTACTGCATAATCAGAAATGGGAACGCCATTTTCCAGGGCATATTCCAGAATGGTATTGATGAACTCCCTAGCTGTATCCATGGAACAGTCAGAAAGTGAAAAATACTCACAGCCTGTTTTTGCGATATGCAGATATTTCAGCCATTCTTTCTGAACCTCCGGGAGATAGCCAGTATAGTCGGAAATGTCCCGGATTGTCGCATAGGCTTTCTTCCTCTGCTCAATTGATATGTACCGGCCATCATCTATCCGGAGTTCCCCGCTTCTGATCTTTTTTCTGACCAGAAGCTCCCCGATCTGGAGCTTTGGAAGGTCAATCACCAGTGTGGTTCCCTCCGGGCCTTCTTTATACTTTTGGATATTCACCAACGCATGCATGTCCATCCGCCTCCTTAATTCCAGGGAAGATCGCCGTCTACACTTTCTGGAATGTCCTGTTTCATATCTTCTGGTGCTGGTTCTGGAAGGCTCTGCCGCTGTTTCAACTGGTCTATCCACTTCTCATACACGCTCAACTGTATGGATTCAATATTGCTGATATTCTTCTGCCTTAACGCTTTCTCCAGATTCATTCCGGTTCTTTTCGCTTCTGCCAAAAGGCGCTGCTGTTCTTTCTTATTGATCAACCGGTCTGAGGGCTGTTCCGTTTGCTCTTCCATTTTTTCCTTCCCTTTTTTAGGAAATTGATATACAACCATGCCTGAATCTGCATTTTTAATGACCAACTGATTGATCCGGCCTTTTTCATCATAATCAAGTTTTGAGACCTCAAATCGGTCAAAACAGGTATACTTTCCATTGCTCTGTGCTTTGATCGTACAGTTATTCGAACTGATCCAGATAAATGGTGCTGTATACAGTTCTCTGCCGATTCCCCAGTTAAAGCAGGCTCGTTTAAAGGAATCAGAAGCCAGTCCCTTTTCCTTCTCCGTATAGCTTTCTTTTCCGGTATCTTCCTTTGATACCCAGATCTTCCGGTCATCATCCCATATAGAAACGGTACAGTTCGCATTATCCCGGCTGTGGAACCTCTGCCAGTTCATCGGCCCCACAACCTCATCCAGGATATTCATGTCACATCTGGCATCTTTATAGAGCAGAAGCGACACCCCGTTACCTTTTACTACGGAAATCCTGCACTCTACTTCATCAGCCAGGAGTTTCCGGAACTTCAAAGGTTTCATTTAATCACCAGGCTTTCCGTCTGCTTGAGAGAAGCAATCCCCTCGAATTTCTCTGGATCTTCTTTTACCGCTTTCAGCAGAGCAACACGGTCTACTGTTTTTGAAATGACCAGAAACTCTTCCGGAACTGCAAGGGAGTCCACGTTGTCCAGGGACGGTGCATTCTTTCTGATAGAGAAACTGTGGAAGTCTGTCTTAAACTTCTTTTTGTCTGCCGTTATCATCGCACGCTGCAGGGCTTTCTTCATGTATTCAATGTTGTTCTTTCTCGTCCTTTTCATATCAGTCAGACGTGCAATTTCTTTATCGATCGTATCAACCTCTCCTGCCAGCGTGTCCATGATTGCCGCATAAGCCTCCGCCTTCTGCTCAAACTCATAATCCACACACTCCAGTGTGTCTTTCATGATCTGCGGATCAATGTTCCCTTCCTCTGCCATCTCAAATAAAACGCTATACTGTCCTGTTAATTCTCTTAATGTCATCTTGACTTTCCTCCTTGTTTGTCTCATAATGTAATTGATTTTTTATTGCTATGTGCCCCGCCGGAGTTGCCGCTCCAGGGGCATTTTTCATTTCTTCCGGTGTTGCATCCCGGACAAATTCAGCCCAGATCATCCAGCCACCTCCCGACAGATTCTTGCACTCGCGGGATGAGAGTTATTATTTCCTCGTACAATCTCTTGCACTCCGGATCCAGTGCATCCAGGGCTCTTGATCTCTCGCCCAGCTTATGAAGCCTGGATTCTACTTCTTTATCTGTCATGTTCCCGCCTCCGAAGCTCTTCATCCACCAAACGTCTCAACTCTGCCAGTTCCTTATTGACTGCTTCCAGCACCTGGTCATACTCCGGTTTCCAGTCAATGCCGGAGTGTCGTAAGACCCACATTTTTGTATGTACAGCATTGATATAGCGGCTTACTTCTGCATCTGTCATTCTCGTTGCCTCCTTCCTCTGAGCAGTTCCCGAATACCATCCCAAGCATCCAGCATCAGCCATTTGAGGAAAATGAACATTCCAACTGTCCCGACTACCCGGCATCCCGCGCTGACATCTCCCTGCGTCGCCACCCAGGCGGCCGCCGTGATCGACGCAAGGGTTGTCACAGTGTTTCTCAACATATTTGCCATGCTCGTCCTCCCTTCCCCGCCCTCAGGCGGTTTTTGCTTTTGGTGTTACGTCAAAGCCAATGTTTCCTCCGGCCCGGATCATAACTTCCTCTACCATTCTCTGTACTACTTCCGGCGGAACATCCTCCTGCCGGACCCATTCACCATTGATTTGTGGAATCTATATGATTAAAAAACTGATCCTGCCCTGCTCCCTATATGAACTTTCTTATTCCGTCAGCTAATGGGCCGCAACATCCGCAGAACTAAAACTGCATAAGTGGCGGAGTATTCCAAGAAGCATATTGTGTTGGGATATGCGGCGTTGTGCGCATGTGAATAGTTTAGGCACTTACTTCACTAAGCGAATGAACCGGGCACTTAAACACAACACCTGCAAAATACATAGGGTAAATAAATTTAGGCAAAAGTCGTAAGAACCAACACTTCTTATGGCTTTTTGCTTTAATCTGCTTTAAATAAGTATTCCAGATCATACTCCGGGAAAAGTTCCTTTTTGGTAGCAACCGCTTCCTGGTATGTAAATGGGGTTCTTCCCCGGATCTTGTTCTGGATGGTCCTCTCATCTACACCAAGAACCTTTGCATAGGCCCTCACTGTGATACCTTTGGCATCCAAAACCTTTTTCAGGTTGTTCAGCATCTTTCTGCCCTCCTTCTCATTGACTTTTCCATCTCATTCTCCTATCCTGTTCCTGCAGGGCACTGCCATGCCCGAGTACAAAGAAAGGAGATTTTTGTCATGGAAAAAGTAAAAATAATTACTGGTTCCTGCCCAGTTAAAAATGCGAACGTTGATGTAAAAGTAACTTACGTTCATTCCTCAAATTGTTGGGAAAAGGGCATTTCTGAACCACCTTGTTCATCACCTTGTAGTGGTGGATGTCCAATTCTCGATTCAGCCCCTGATGAATTAGGTAGTCTCTAATTCAATCCCAAGCTCCCCACAAAGTCTGACCTTCTCTTCTTTTGAAATTGTTTCTGATTCCAAAAGCCGGTTGACTGAAATATAGTGATGGTTGAACGGTTCCGGCAATGTGGGGAGCCATTTTGCATCCAACTCTATGTTTGTCGCTTTCATGTCAATCTGTAATACCGGCGCTCCGGAATTTTCCTTGTAGCTCTGTGAAAATCGGATTCCCACAACACCTTTCAACTCTTTATCGTCTACAAAAAGCTGGGTATTCATGATGCCATCTGTTTTGATTCTGATGTGCGGTGCTTTTCTCATTTCTTCACCCCTTTCTCCGTTTCCTACTATTGCTTTCTCTTTTCGCTTCTCCTATACTGTCTATCGTGCTTTCACCGTTTTTTCAGGCTTTTTTTACCAAATTATACGGATTATAGGCAGCACGAAAGCTACGATTGAAGCTATCAGACTTCCTATTGAAAGCCACAGTGGGAAGTCTGGATGCCGCAGTTCAAAACTCAGCCGATACCCCGGATTGTCTTTCTCAAAATTTTTGATTTCTTTCCGGGTCAATATGTGATCTGTGGAAATGATTGTGATTTTCTTTTCTTTTTTCTTTTTCATTGGATACTCCTTTTTCCGTTGTCACTTTGGAACTTCTTCGGAAGTACTATGAAGGGCTACTTCAACAGCTTTCTTGACTCCGCTTGAAATAGGATGACTGTTTCTCGGGAACTCCAGGTCTGACTTAATACCCTGGAGTTCCTTTTTTATACTGCAAAGCTCATTGGCGATGTTCCCCAGTTCACTGGCAATCAGGTAAAGTGCTCTCATTTTCTCACCTCTTCTCTTCAAGGAAATACTCGATCGGCACGTTGAAGTAGTCGGCTACTGCCTTCAGCCTATCGGCAGCGGGGATTGCATTTTTCCATTTAACAATTGAACTTGCAGAAAATCCCAAATCCTTCTCAACACGATAAATAGAAACCTTCTTTTTTTTACAAAGTTCCTTCACCTTTTCGTAAATCAAGTTATCACCTCCATTGCATGATTTTTTTCATAATCATATTGACTTTTTCATGAAAATAATCTATTATATAGGCATAGTGATAGCTGAAAATATTCATGTAGCCCGTAGATAAGAATTCTGCAAAATTTTTATCTATAGATTTTTTTCATGTGAATTTTGTTTACACACATATATTACATGATTATTTTCTAGTTGTCAATAGATTTTACATGTTTTTTTTCATGTTATTGAAAGGAGTTTTATACTATTGACGCTAGTAGATAAAATCAGAGCCTTGGCTCGGCAAAGAGATTTGAGTTTACCACAGTTAGAGCAAGAATTGGGATTGGGAAATGGTACGATAAGCCGTTGGCGTAATTCATCCCCTAATACTGAAAAATTGCAAAAAATTGCTGACTATTTTAATGTTTCTATGGATTACCTCTTAGGCCGAGAACAGTTTTTGACACCTAAAGATGAAAAAGATATTTCCAAGATTCTCGATCAGACCAAACAGCAACTTCTCTCCCAGGAAGGGTTAATGTTTGACGGGGATCCTGCCAGTCCAGAAGCTATTCCTTTACCGATGAAAACATCCAAAAAATCATTGTGGATTTTTTAGAGTGCTTATCTCCTGAACAATTGAGTGATATTCGAGACCACTTTATTTTTATCAGTTATGAAAAAGGTCAAAAAGATTTGGTGGAAATCCAACGCACGATTATCACTTCCGTTGGCACTGAGATACCTATAACAGAGATTTGTACCGATAACTTTGGCTTAATGTATGATATCCTAAATCAAATTACCCCAGGAATATCGCCTTTAAAAATCCGTGAAACGAAAAGAATAATTAAAGGTATTGTAGATACCAGTATTACTTCTTCCCAAGCAGAATCTGTTATTGTAGGCATAGATGATCTAACTCAAATTGATCTTTCATCCAAACCGTTGGCGGTTGCTATTGGATATAAGGAGAGCATTTTAAGCAAGTTTGGATATGGGTTATTTAATGACGATCTTATCATAGAAGATATTTTGTTTGACAATAAGCATTTTAATCCTGATTCAATGTGTATCGACCGTTTCAAGTCAATCCACTGCAATCGACTTTTGCCAGTTTTTAAATACGTAAAGAATTCCTCTTCATCAGTAGCTGACAATTCCAGATTAAAAGCATACATTGAACAACATAATTCTATAGATAAAATTATATCGAAAAACATTGAAAAAACTTTAAAAAATGTACCAATTTTTCCAGACCATCATAGCTTAATCGAGGCTATAAAAAAGGTTGATGATATCAATAAAAAGTCTGGGATTCTTTTAAAAAATATTCATTCTATGTCTAATGTAGAGATACGAAATGCTTGCATTGACATTTTTCAAATTGATCGAATTGGAGCAATGAAATCTACGAATTTTAAAAGATGTGTTATGTATTTGGATCTGATGGAAAATTATACAATAGAAAAAAACCAGTAAACCTTTTCTGGTAAACACCAAAAACATTACTGGTTTTTCTCTATAAAATTGTTTCCAGAACACTTATGGTTCTGTGTTCTTCATAATTATTATTCAGCCATTTAAGATGTTTTAACTTTCTTTTGGCTTGATTGCATCATACAATGACCTAAGCAATTTGTCAAGTATTTATTGAATAACTGCGCGTCGCATTCTCGTTACTTCAGTGATGAGTTAGACGCGCAATTTTTTATAAAAATATCGTAACTATTCAGAGCCACCTCGATTCCTCTGTGCTTCCTCTCGTTGTGGCTTCTCGTCAAATAGATTTCCAGTCAAAAGTGTTCGTTCATGCAAGCATGACTCACACTTTTTGCTGAAAATCTGCCTGGCTCTGAATAGTTACAAAATATCCAGAACAAATGTTTACTTAAAGAAGCACATATGGTATAATATAGACATGGAAAAAGAGATATTTAATATAAATAAAAATCAACTTTCATATGGTAGAGGATATGTATATTCTCTGCAGTATCATCTGGTCTGGTGTACGAAATACAGGAAGAAAGTATTAAAAGACGGGATTGACCTGGAATGCAAAAAGATGCTGCAGGATCTGGCAGAGGAGTATCAATTTCAGATCCTGGCAATGGAAGTCATGCCGGATCATATCCATATGCTTGTGGATTGCCGGCCGCAGTTTTATATTTCAGATATGATCAAGATCATGAAAGGGAATCTTGCACGTCAGATGTTCCTTGTACATCCGGAGCTGAAAAAAGAACTGTGGGAAGGACACTTGTGGAACCCGTCTTATTGTGCCGTGACCGTCAGTGACCGGAGCCGTGAGCAGGTATCTGCCTATATCGAAGGCCAGAAGAAAAAAGAAAAGAGAAAACTCTGAGTACAAGGGCCGATTCAGAAACGTTTGTTTTTGTGGGAAAGGGGAAAGAAGATGCGGACAGTATCCAGTTATGGTGCGGAGATACGAAAACCGAATATCCCGCTCCGTCTGACAATGAAAACCTATCGTCAGGCAGTCAGTTACCTGACAGAGATCTATGTGCAGGTATGGGAAGAACTGCGGGAGATCCCGGAGACAAAAAAGCGTTTTAATGCTGCAGAGCATATGGTACACACGACGAAGAAAAATACTGCCCGGTTTGATTTTGACCTTTGTTTTCCGAAGATGCCGTCTTATCTCCGCAGGGCGGCGATCCAGCATGCACTTGGAAGTATATCTTCGTATGAGACCCGGCTGGAACAGTGGACGAAAACCGGAAAGCTGACCGGAAAGCCGAGACTCAGCTGCGAAAACCATGCCATGCCGGTCTTTTACCGGGATGTGATGTACCGGGAAGGCGGAGAAGGAAAGGATGAGGCATATCTGAAGCTGTACGACGGACACGACTGGAAATGGTTCCGGGTATGTTTAAAACATACCGATATGGAATATCTTCGGAGAAACTGGAAGGGGAAGAAAGCGTCAGCCCCGACCCTGGAAAAGAGACAGCGCCGGTATTTTCTGCGTTTTTTCTATACAGAAGAAGTAACACTTACGAAAACACCAGTAGAAGAACAGATCATCTGCAGTGTGGATCTGGGGATTAATACCGATGCGGTCTGTACGATCATGCGTTCAGACGGAACTGTCCTGGGGAGGAAGTTTATCAACTTTCCCAGTGAAAAAGACCGGATGTACCGTGTGCTGGGACGGATCCGGAGATTCCAGAGGGAGCATAGTTCTGTACAGGCAGGAGGGAGATGGGAGTATGCCAGCCGCCTGAACGCAGAATTAGCGAGGAAGATCGCCGGGGCAGTCAGCGCTTATGCAGAAGAACACCATTCGGACGTTATCGTATTCGAGTATCTGGAGATGCAGGGAAAGATAGCGGGAAATAAGAAACAGAAGCTGCATCTGTGGAGAAAGCGGGATATCCAGAAACGCTGTGAGCATCAGGCACACAGGAAAGGGATGCGTGTATCCAGGATCTGTGCGTGGAATACCAGCCGGCTGGCATATGACGGGTCCGGGGCAGTCCTGCGTGATGGGAAGAACCATAGCTTGTGTACCTTTTCGACAGGAAAAAGATATCACTGTGATCTCTCAGCTTCTTATAATATCGGAGCGAGATATTTTATCCGTGAACTTTTAAAACCCCTTCCGGCAACGGAAAGGTCTTTACTGGAGGCAAAAGTTCCTTCCGTAAAGCGTAGAACCTCATGTGTTTATGCAGATCTGAGAGAACTTCATCTACAGATGGAGATCTTAAAGGCAGTATAAATACAGGCAGATATACAGTGGACTACCTGCAATGTGGGAACCTGCCGTATTCGGTATGGAAAAAGCGCATAACCGCGCAGACCTAAGTTACAGGCGTATCCGCCGATATTTAGTCTGACGCCTAAAGCGTCTGGAAGCATGTGACTTTAGTCATGTGAGGGTCACAGTAACAAAAACCGTTAAAAGCCTTATCAAATCAAATTTTATCATACGAAAGGAGCTGATCGATGGCCAGATCTACATGATGGGGCACCTTCAAGGATCCATCAAAAACTGGTTTCTGAATTTACCCAAGCTATCGGACAGTATATAAAATCCCATAATGATTCCTGTGAGGTCTATCCTGCCCCGTTTGCGGTTTCTATCACCAGAGATGATAAAAACTATGTTGAGCCGGATATCATCGTAATCTGTAATAAAAGCAAGCTTTCAGACCGTGGCTGTGAAGGTGCTCCGGATTTCATTATTGAAATTGTATCACCTGGCAGCCGCCGGATGGACTACAACAAAAAGACCGCTTTATATGCGGATGCTGGTGTCCGGGAATACTGGATTGTTGATCCAGATAAGAAAAGAACCACCATCTATCGTTACGAGGAAGACGCTGCTCCAATGATCGCACCGTTTGACCAGACACTTACCATTGGAATTTACGGAGATCTCGAGATCAACATTGCAGAACTTCTGAAAGAGATTGGAATTGAATAAAAGAAAAACCGCCCCTGTGCCAACAGGAACGGCTTTCATGAAAACTATACAGATCCAGAGGATCAGGCATAATTTTCCCTCGACAAGAAGATTATACCACAATCCTTTGAATTTTGTACAGACGTTATTTTTGTACCCATTTTTCAAAGGAGGATTGTATGAAACCACTTATAAAGCATAAAATCAATCTCCCCTCTCATACTCTGGAACAGATCCCGGCTTATGAAAGGGGTGTGCTGTATGGATGAGAAAATGCGTTACGGTGCACTTTACATCCGTGTGAGCACTGACAAACAGGAAGAGCTCTCTCCCGATGCTCAGAAGCGTCTCCTGCTGGACTATGCCAACTCCCACAATATTTTCATTTCGCCGGATCTGATCTTCACGGAGAACGGTATTTCCGGTCGGAAGGCAGATAAGCGTCCGGAGTTTCAACGGATGATCGGCATGGCCAAAGCCGATGAGTCACCTTTCTCTGTGATCCTGGTCTGGAAGTTCAGCCGTTTTGCCAGAAATCAGGAAGAATCCATCGTGTACAAATCCATGCTGAAAAAACAGCACGGCGTTGATGTGGTCAGCATCACAGAGCCGCTGATCGATGGACCATTTGGAACCTTGATCGAGCGTATCATTGAGTGGATGGATGAGTATTACTCCATCAATCTTTCCACGGAAGTAATCCGTGGCATGACAGAAAAAGCCCTGCGGGGCGGCTATCAGTGTACGCCGCCGCTCGGGTATGAATCTTCCCGTTCTGGAGAAGCATTTACCGTAGTTCCGGAAGAGGCAGAGATCGTCAAATATATTTTCGACCAGTATGTTCGCTGTCACCGGGATGCCACGGCGATTGCCCGGAGTCTGAACCGGCGGAAGCTACATAGTGAACTACTCGGTAACTAAGTTACCAGAGCATCTGAAATCTGGCGGGATACCGCCTTTTCTTCAGGGTGCGTCCATGACACCAATACTGCTTGCCTTTCGGTTATACAGCTACTTTTATTATTTCTGGATTTTTTAATCCGGTTACGGACAGTTCCTTTTCCTTTCCGGATACGGAAAGATATTTCCGCAGGATATTAAATGCACCCACTGCATCTGCGTTAAATCTTACTCCGCCAGTTATATACATGCCCCGTTCTTTTCGATTGAATGCTTCTGCATATCTTTTTGATACTTCTGGTGATAATGGACTGCACTGGCTGGTATAGCTTTCTTCCTGTTTTATCAATGGAATCCCATATAATTTCAGTTTATATTCCAGCATGATATACAGCCTGTTATACGGCAGTCCGTGAAGCTTCTGGTTGGTCTTGTGTCCCAGATCTTTTCCTTTACGGATATTCCGGATGTCTCCCACAACCACACAGCGGATATCTTCCTTTCTGCAGTATTCCGCAATCCATCTGGTCACTTTGTGAAGGTAATCCTTCACTGCATTCTGCTTTTTCCTGTAAAGTCTCTGGATATGTTTCGATGATTTTGGATATTCTATTCCTCTTTCCGACTGCTGCGCATACCATACAGACTGCACTCTGGCGATCTCTTTATGAAAGTATCTTTCCAGAGAAAGATATTTTCTTCCCAGAATAAAAGTCCTGCCATTTCCGGAATCATAACAGGTCATCAGATTATGAAGTCCAGGATCAATAGATAAATAATGTCCATTCTGGGAGAGCTGCTCTGGTTCTTCCAGCCCATAGATAACGATAAGGTCACATGTTCCATTTTCCGGGGAATAGATCCGCAATTGTTTTATGTGATCCATGTCTTTGAAAATCTTATTTTCAAGATATAGGAATTTTTCATGGATCCCGTAAGTTTCTTCCATATAGCTTTTCAGATCCTTTGGCAGAGACAGCCGCAGCTGGTCTGAACCTTTCTCATGCCGGATCCCCATCTGCATGTATGTGACTGGTATGTTGTCCTGTTTAAAACGGGGCGGATTTGGATTTTTGATCCCTCCGGTCTTTTTCAGGGCAAAAAAAGATCTCCACGCCTTATCCAGCTGCTTACAGGTCTCCTGTGCTGTCTGTGACGGAAGCTGTCTGTACCACAGATCTCCTTTATGTGCTTTTTTCTGATAATACCAGTCAGGATACTTTTCCAGTCCCAGTTCTTTATAATGATAACGTTCATAGTTGCAGACATTCCAGAGTTTGGAAGCTGCATAACACATATGCCCTATGATATTGGAATATTCCGGCCGGATCTTTACCGATGTTCTGTGTGACAGCAGCATTCCTCTTTCCCCCTTCAGACAGTCATGCGAACCAGTATCCACAGTCCGCTTTAAATCAATACGACTTGCTCTGATGTTCCATATAACGGCGGATATTTTCCTCAGATACGGATCCAATTGTTTCCACATAATAGGAATGGTTCCACAGCTGGTTTCTTATTTCCAGGAAACGTTCGAACAGTTTTCTGCCGGTAATACCCTTATCCTCAGAGATCTGCTGCACCAGTTCCGGCAGGTATTTCTCAATTTCTGGATCAAGTATCTTCCTCCGGTATTTCACTGACCATACCATATAGTAGTTGATATTACACACGCAAGTCCTATAATGCACAAAATTTTCTTTTATATGCATATATATAATATAACACAAGAGTCAAAAACACGCAACAATTATCCAAACATATTTTCGATTACTTATATGTGGGTTACGGAATTAAGAGAAAACTATTAATATCAAGCATGAGGATTATTGTACTATTTGCACTGTGCAGATATGCACACTCCTGCGCTTTCATCTCGGTAATTGAATTGCCGAGGATTCCCGCTTATTATCCTAAAAGAGGGAATGCTTTTGAGAAAAGGAATATCACCTACATCCTTCAGAATCCCTTCTACACAGGAAAGATCATCTGGAACGATATTGAGCGGGACGGGATCCATGAGACCTTCATTTCCCACGAACTCTTCCAAGAAGCCAACATTCGGCTTCAGGCTGCCTATCAGCCAAAAAAGCGCCGGAATGTTTCTACCTGTGCCCACTGGCTCTCCGGACTGGTGAAATGCTCCACCTGTGGGGCTTCCCTGGGATTCAACAATGCCAAGGATCCTTTTTTCCAATGCTGGAAGTATGCCAAGGGCATGCATCCGGGAAGTTCCTGGATCACCCAAAGAGCCCTGGAAAATGCTGTTCTGGAATATTTTGAGCAGCTCCTGGCCGGGCAGGAATTTTCTTTTACATACCACTCTTCTGCCACCGCGGTCGAGGAAGATCCGACGCTTATCTATAAAAAAGAATTGGAGAAGCTGAACAGCCGTGAAATCCGAATCAGGGAAGCCTACGAAAATGAAATCGATACACTGGAAGAATACAAAACCCGTAAACAACAGCTCCAGGCTGAGAGAGAACGGCTGAATGATCTTATCCTTTCAGTAAAAAAGCCGCCGAAAAATGATGAGACAAAAGACCGGCTGGAACTGATGAAAAAGATCCAGACCGTGTATGATGTGATAAAAAGTCCTGATATTGATTACGAAGTGAAAGGAACCTTCATCCGCTCCGTCGTGGAGGAAATCGTATGGAACCGAGCGGAAAACACTCTGTCCTTTCACCTCTACATGCCCGGAAACCCTTGATTTTACTGGGGTTTCCGGCTTTCATAGGTTACTGCCATCCGGTCCACCGGATTGTAGTAACCTATGGCACTAGAAAATTCCGTTTTTCCTTGTATTTCCGCCATTTCTGGCGTTTTCAAACTTTTGATTGTGGTATTGCCCCGGAGTCTTCCCGGGATTCTTCTTGTTTATGGCTTATTTGCACAAAACTATCATTTTTTTATACCTTCGTTACCCGGTTTTTTCCCTGGTACTGCGCCAGGATCCAGCCCCGAGTGAGCTTCATGTAGACACCCCGGTTGCTGATCTGCTTCTCGCCCAGGCACTTGTCGACAGTGCCTTTCCGGATCAGCGCCTCGCCGGAGCCGACGCGCTTGAAGTAACGTCTCTTCGCCGTGGGGATAGTGTCGTACTGGACAAGTGGAGCAGATGCTTTCGGTTCCGTCCGCAGGGCGAGGTCTGTCTGCATGCGATAGCGGATACCTTTCTGGAAGATCGGCGGGGTGTAGATGAGCTTGCCGTTGGGCTCATAAACGTGGTAGTCGGACCGGCAGGCCTTCTTCGCATTGTCCAGATAGGTGTAGCTGCCGATCTGGGTATCTGTCCTGTCCCAGGCCTTCCGGACGTAATACGGTCCGCCGGAAGTCATAGCTGCTTTCACGGCTTTCCGGAAACCGTCCATGGTCAAACCGAAACGTCCCCAAACATGATCGGGATCAACGTGGGCGGAGGATAAGCCAGCCAGGCGCCCCTCGTTGTGGGAGGAAATCAGGTACATTCCGTTTCCAAGCTTCGCCAGCGGGTCCCAGCCACGTTCCTTACAGATCTTCGCGCACAACAGGACAGCGGTGTTGTAACCCCGCAAGATATCAGCTTTGAAGGCGGCTTCATTTTTGATGTCATAATTTGCTCCGCCAGTATAGGAAATATAGTCTGACTCACAGATCTCAATGCTGATCAGGTTATTATTCCCCCAGCCGGCATCCGCCCAGGAGCGGTACGTCTCCGGCAGAAGCTGCAGCACATTGCCGGGAACGTCTGCATCGCAGACGTAGTGAACGCAGGCCGGGATTGTATCCTGATTCCAGTAATCTGCTACGCTCTGTGCGGTCCCCTGGGCACATCCAATAGTATGAATCTGGATGCCGATTTTCGCACAGGTGACTCCCTTCTGATAGCAGCGGTTGTTTGTGAGGTAATTCTTTTTGATGTTTAATGCACTCATTTTTGTCTCCTTTCATTGTACGAAAAAGAGGACGATCACTCGTCCCCTGTATCTTTGTTGTCAATATCCGCTTTTTCCTCTACCTGTGACTTCACATGCTCAACGATAGGCAGAAGGAAAGCCGGGATCGCTACTCCCATATCCTTGATATTTTCCAGAATGCTGATGATCTCATTGCAGATAATCCAGATTGCCACAATGCAAGCAACCAGGAACGTGAACGGCAGCGTGATGCCAGCGGTCTGGGATGCATATAAGAGCAGTTGATCAATCACAGCGCCCACGACTACCAGCAGCCACATGCACACCTTTTTCATGATTCCCCGAATACTCATATATGAATTGATATCCTGTGACCTGTATGTAGACGCCATCAGGCCTGTGATATAGTCCAGAACGTTGCAGGCCACCATTAAGAGGACAGGTACCGCCAACACTCCGAGCACGGAGCTGATCAGCGCGAAAATTCCCGTAAAAAACGCTTTAATATAATTTTCTTTCATAGTTTATCCCTTTCTCCGGTCTTCGCCGGTAAAATTTGTATCAAAATAAGAGCCTTTCGGCTCTGCTCGGATTTTCATATACGGTCACTCCTTATTCAATCACTTCTGTCTCTTCCAGAAGCTCTCCTGAATCGGAAGGCTCCTCTTCCAGCACCTCAAACCAGCCCTCAACTTCTGCCAGGTCATTGTCCGTCAGTACGCTCTTTTCATAATATTTCAGTGCATACTGCATCACCTTGTACTCATCCTTCCCGGCGTCTCTCATTGCCGTCAGGGTCTTCATCACAAATTTTTTCAGACTGAATTTTGTCATGCTCTTTTTCACCTCCTTTTCTTATTCTGCCTCACTCGCAGAAGCTACGATTGCTTGCGATAATTCTGCAAATTTATTGTCAATGTAGGTTTTCGGATCGGCTACATAAGTTACTTCCATACCTGCCCCGGCGTCGTTGCTGATCGGCCCGCTGACGTTGCGGATTCAGTTGCTTTCCCAGCGGCGGTCGTAGCTGTCTGGGCCGCTACTGTTGCTGTTGACGCACTCTCGGTGGCTGAGTTGGCTGCCTGCTGTGCGGCTGAGTCTGATTTGCTCGCGGCGTCTGCGGCAGTTTTGGCAGTCTCAGCGGACTGACTTGCAGATTTTGCGGAACCGGATGCGTTCGTGGCTGACTGTGCGGCGTTTGCGGCCAGCTGGGCGGCGGCGGTGGCGGATTCAGCCGCGGCCGTGGCGCTTTTTGCGCCCTGATTTGCTGCTGAACGGGCAGCGGTGGCGGACTCCCGGGCTTGGCTGGCGGACTCGGCGGCGGCCGTGGCTGACGTTGCGGCAGCTTCTTTTCTGACGCAACCGCACTTTTCGCGGATAACTCCGCCCGTTCCTCCAGGGCAGTGACCTGTTCGGCAATCTCCTTGACCTCTGACGCTGACTCACCCGCAGCCCTGGCGGAATCTCGTGCCTCCGCAGCATATCCGGACACCTTTTCGACTACTTCACCGAACGGATCTGGTTTTTCTTCTTCTCCGGATTTTCCGGCTTCCGGGTGGAGGATCACCGGCATACTGACGGCTTTCACAGTGTAGCCGTATTCGGCGGTATCTACATAGATATACGCGGTCACGTCGTAGGGGCTTTTTGTAGCTGCTCCCGGAATAGAAACCGTAAAAGTTCCGTCTTCATCCGGAACCACTACCACCGGCACCGCCTCTGAGGCGACCACCGGGGCAAAATCAACGCGGTTTACATCTGCCGCGTTGATACCGATTACTTTCAGTTTCACACCCCTGTCGAACTGCCAGAGGCCCCGGACTGTGACCCGGTCTTTACCACTTGAAAAATCTGCGATCAGAACTTTTTCCATTGTTTTTCACCTCTTATTTTTTCGGCATAGCAAACATCTCATCCTGAAGGGCATACGCTTTTTCCATGAACGCCGCGTAATCTTCCCTACATTCAGTCCGGTGATCCTTGTATAGTTCTTTTGACTCTGCGTTCGGGAAGAATCTATTCATGCTCATGTTCTCCGGATTCTCCGAATCCACTGTTGCTGTGTAATTCTCCAATACGATTTTCTTTTCCTCAATCTCTGCTACCGAGGTAGCTGTGATAGTTATTTTTTTTGCCGTCTCTGTTAACATAGTTTTATCCCCTTTCTGATATTTGCTTTTTTAGTTCTCTGACGTAACTGTATAACTGTTCTATCTGTTCCTGCAAAAATGCTATTTTTATAGTTTCTCTGTTTAACTCATTCACCGAACTTTTGATATTTTCAATTTTTTCAAATGCTTTCTGCGTCATGTGGATGGTTAAGGGTATCAATTCCTCATACGCAATCCCCCAGCGTTCCGTCCTGCCGTCTGCCGTGGGTTCCGTCAGATCATCACGACAAATAGCTGCCAGCGTTTTGGCGGAAAGCCCGCATTTTTCCGCTACGGCATACATGCTTTGTGCGCCTAACCCGCAGTGAACCCGGTCGTGTGGCTTCAATTCGTTCCCGAAGTTTTTCCACATATATAGGATAGGTGTAAGCCCCATAAACATTTTTTCATAGGGCTCTGTTATCCCCGAAAGAATATTTTTTTCGCACTCATCGGATGTACTGATAGTTGCACTTGCAGCATACAGGCGAGTGTATCTATATCCAGTCATACCGAGCGCTGTCATATTATCACCGGCATAAGGTGTAAGCGCTTTCCAGCTGCTACCGACAGTATATGACTCTCCTGTAATCTGTGCATAGTTTGAAGAATCTACGATTTCCCGCCATGTTCCGCTCCATCCGGCACTATTTCCCCCGCGATGAAACAATGCGCCCGTTGGTTGTGTACACCAGATCTGATGAACATCTGAACCCATTGCCATATTAAAAATCATCCCCCAGGTTGAGGGGTTATCAGTAACAATTTGTGAGGATTCATTATTGATAAAATGCACGCTATTTAGCTGCTCTCCCCATGTGGTCACAGTATCACTCATAACCATTCCAATGACGTTCATTCCGGCACTTCTTATACTTGAAGCTGAACCATGGAGCGTGCCTTCTATATATCCGTCAACGGAAACTTTGAATAAAACGCTGCCGTTATTGTATATGCCGAAAACAGAATTCCCGTCAGTAGGCACCAAGTTATTCCGTTTAGTCGTGAATTGTATAAACAGACCATCTTCCGACGAATATGTGCTTCCGTCAGCAAACACAAAGTTACCGAATTTTGAATAGTCAGCTCCGTAAACAAGCGAACCTTTGATTGCTCCTCCAGTGATCGTTACTCCGTCAATTGTTCCACCTTTCAGAGTTGCCCCCATAATCGTCCCCGTCGCTGTTATATCTTTCGTAAAGATACCGTTTACATCTATCCTGTCCGCAGTAATAGTCTCCGTCTCTAGCTTCCTGACCTTCGCTGAAACGCTATACACATACCCGAAAGAAGCTTTTTCACCCACCAGCTCCTTGACCAGGAACAGATCTTTATATAGTCTGTCTATTTTTTGATCGGTCGGCCCTTTGTTTTGTGACGACTCGGATTCTACTTTTCCGAATGACTGAACCTCTGTCAGCAATCCTCCGTCATAATCCTGCACCAGTGACATCACGGGGATTTTCACCGCATTCCCAGCCTTGTCCGTCACCGTGATGATATCTCCCACATCTATCCGCGGATCCCCCAGGAATGACACGGAAGCCGGAAGAAATTCAAGCCCCTTGATCTGCTGATAGACCGCCGCAAGCCGTTCCTGTGTCATTACCGGGTTTTCCAACTGCATGCACGCAGTTCCTTCCCCTGTTGAAAGAGTATCGTTCCCGGCCTGGCAGATGATCTTCTCCACGTTGAAAACAGATTCCCCCAAGGTCAGGTCGTCATAGTAGCGATCAGCGCTGATGGAACAGTCTGCCGCCGCATACCACCGGAATACCGCATTTCCGGCCCGGTCCATCGTGGAAAACATGCCGTAGAACTGGGCTATGTAGGAAAGAGCTTCCCGGTATGTGTATCCGTCAAATGGTGTGACATACTTTGTGTCTGTCACCGGATTTCCGGACTCATCCACAATGCTATCCGTTGAGACTGCACGTTTCGGAATCATGACACCATCCGGCAGGTTGGTTGTAATGATCGGAACACCGGTCTTTTTTGCCATTTCCGCCAGGACAGCCTTACCGTCACATGGGTACGTCAGTTCTGATATAAACGCCCCACTCATGCGGGTCTGGATCCGGTCATAGGCTGTAAAAGTCACAACGCCGCTATCTGACTTCGGCTTCTGTGCCGTGAAAAGGCCAAGAGGGACCCATTCCGCTTTGGAATCGATCACCATACCAATGCTGATCTCCAGTTCTGTTCCATCCAGAGTAAAGCCGGGATCCCACATCTTGATTTCCACATAGGAACTGACTGCTCCACCAATATTCACGCAGTCATCGGCTACAGATCGTGAAGTCTGCTTGAGTGACAAGATTTCCTCGCTGGCGGAATGTGTTCCATCGCTGACTTTTGCAAGAAAGGTTCTGCTGTCGCCATATACCGCATTTTTGAATTTTTCAGATGTTTTGTACATGGCTTACGCCTCCTTTTACTCTGCGAACCCCTCTGGGGCTTCCAGCATGAAATCAATAGCTTCCAGGTCATTCATTGACAGGGACAGGCCATCGATTTCTTCGAACTTGACCATATGAATATCAGCCTCAACTTCAATATTCAGCAGTTCGCCAATTTCTTTGTTCCATTTTTCCTTACAGTCTTTCCGAACAGATACCAGACCGTTTTCATCTGCTTTTGTGCCGTATTCCTCAAGGAGTTCATTCCGTGACTCCTCGTAGGGTGTCAGCAGGGAAACCAGCCGCTCCTTGTTCTTCTTGATCGCATAGACCACACGGATACGGCCGGGGAACATCTTCTCACCGGATTTCGTCTCCCGTTCCTGCATCGCTACAAGACCATTTACGATGTTTACCATTTCACTGTTTTTCATTACTTTTTTCATCTTAAAAAAGTCCTTTCTTACTTTTCAATCAGATTTACGGCCACTCCCACATAGCGTGGAAAACCTTCCGCATAGGTATATACCGGATATTTCGGCGTCCCGGCGTACATGGTCTTGGTCTCCATTTTCCCCGTGCCAGGGTCCTTATATACGACACTAAAAAAAGC